AGACCTGTTTGGACAGGAAGTCCTCCCTGTCAATCATTCTCAACAGCAGGGAAAAGAAAGGGAAAAGATGACGAGCGACACCTCTGGCCTGTCTTCTTTAATCTCATCAGAGAGTGCAGCCCTCCAACAATCTTTGGCGAGCAGGTTGCAAGCGCAATTAGATTTGGATGGCTTGACGATTTACAAAGGGACTTGGAAGCAGAAGGCTACGCCGCAGCAGCGGTTGTATTACCAAGCGGTGCTGTCTCAGCCCCGCACAAAAGGGACAGACTCTTCTTCGTGGCCTACTCCACGAGTCGCAGACACAAACAATATGAACAATTCGCAGAAAGTGGTTCAGGAACGAGTAGAAAATGGGCGAGCAACAGCAGTAGAGATAATAACGCACAACAAAATAACTTGGGCTGCGCAGTCAGCATGGCCGACTCCTGCGACCAGGGATTATCGAGACACAGGCGATTTGGACAAGAGCAGGTATCGGAAGGACGGGAAAGAGAGACTAGATACAGTTCCGCGAATAGCTTTTGGGGTGGAGAAACCATCTACTGCCGAGACGGAAAATACCGCCCCATCCCAACTGAACCCGCGCTTTTCCCTTTGGCTGATGGGATACCCAATCGAGTGGGCATTCTCAGGGGAGCGGGTAACGCCATTGTCCCGCAAGCGGCAGCAGAAATAATAAAGGCGTATCTCTATGATTAACTCAATTGCCTGCATAGCTATGGCTATCTACTTCGAGGCTCGCTCTGAGCCTTTAGAGGGACAAGTAGCCGTAGCCAACACCATCATGAATCGTGTTGCCTCTGAAAGTTTCCCCAATACGCCATGCGAGGTGGTTAAACAGGGAAGATATTGGGCAGGTCATCCGGTTCGTAACGCCTGTCACTTCAGCTACTGGTGCGACGGTAAGAGAGAGCGCATAGATGACGAGGAGGCCTACACTCAGGCCTTGTCCATTGCAGTTAACGCAGAGCGCCTGTTCGATGTTACCAACGGCGCTACCTATTATCACAGGGAAGACGTGAAACCTTACTGGGTCAGCACAGTAACACCTCAGCGAAAGATTGGTAGACACATATTCTATAGGAGTAAATAGTGATTGAGCTGCGACCTCACCAGTTAGACGCCATTGACCAGATCCGTGCATCATTCGCAGCAGGCAAGCGCCCTATACTAAGTGCGAGCTGTGGATTCGGTAAGACACTGGTTGCCTGTTGGATTATGATTGAGGCAGCTAAGCGAGGTAAGCGCAGCTTCTTTGTTTGCGACCGAATAAAGCTCGTATCTCAGGCATGTGACGCACTAGAAAAGCTAGGCGCTGACTTCTCTGTCATCCAGGGTGACGATTATAGGTATAACCCAGACAGTCTGATACAGGTATGCTCTGTGCAGACACTGGTGCGTCGCCGGTACATTCCTGACTACTCAATCATGATTATCGATGAGGCTCACACGATCTATAAGAGCTTGCAGGAGCTGATGGATCGACGAGACAACTCAACGTATTACTTAGGCTTGAGCGCCACACCTCTGAGTAAAGGGTTGGGGCGTATATTCAATGACCTGGTAGTGCCGATCACTCCAAGGGAACTCATAGAGCAAAAATATCTGGTCCCGACCCGGTACTATGCAGGGCACACAATAGACACGTCTAAGCTTAAGACAAAGGCATTGCGTACAGGCGGTAGCGACTTTGATCCCAAGGCCTTGGCTCGTGCTGTAGAGCAAGACACCGTGCTCGAGGGTGATGTGGTAAAGAATATTAAGCTTTACGGCGAAGGACGCCGGGGCATCTGCTTCAGCCCATCTGTAGAGCAGTCTAAGAACCTCTGTGCTGCGCTCAACAGGGAAGGCATATCAGCAGAGCACATATCTGGCTACACACCAGAGAGCGAAAGATTGGCACTCTACGAGGCTCACCGGGCAGGTGACTTTCAACTGCTGTGCAACTCCATGCTCCTCTCCGTCGGATACGATGACCCTGGAGTGTCACTGCTTTGCGACATGTACAGCACTAAGAGCAAAATCATGTTCACGCAACGAGCGGGCAGGATATGGCGCACGGCAGAGGGGAAAGAGGATAGCGTCTATCTAGATTTTGCCGGTAATCTTCGCAGGCATGGCTTTCCAGAAGACATCATTCCGGTCACGCTCGATGATGGTGAGAAGAAATTCCGGGAAGAGAACCAGATAAAGAAAGAAGAGAAAGAGCCTAAGATGAACACCTGCCCGCAGTGCAGCTCTCTGTTTCAGGGTCGTCGCTGTCTCTCGTGTGGCTATGAGATACCAAAAAATGAGTCTATCTATCACGACGACCAGATCCTAAAGAAAGTCGAAAAGGTTACGATGGAAGACAAGACTCGGTTTTACCAGGAGCTATTAGGTTACAGCCTAGACCGAGGATACAACGAAGGTTGGGCAGCGTGGACCTATAGGGACAAGTTCGGAGTCTGGCCAAAGGGCATAGACAAGATCGCTCGCAAGCCTCGCAGCGATGACGTTCTGGGATTCATCAAACACAAAATAATAAAGGCCTCACATGCTAGAAGAAATACTTAATAGGTTGGATAAGGTAAGAAAATCAGGCAAGAACTACACAGCCTGCTGCCCGGTTCACGATGACAACTCGCCATCGATGAGCATTACAGAGAAGGATGGTCGGGTGCTGATGCACTGTCATAGCTGTTTGGCTAACGGTAGAGACGTGGTAGCCGCATTAGGATTACCGATAGACGTGCTCTTCGCTGAAGCCAGAGAGCGTACACACGACCCAGATTGGCTACTCAAGAAAACTGAGGATGAGGATTCAGCTCTTATCGTGATAGCATACGCCGGATTGGAAAGAGGCGAGCGCCTCAAGTACAGCGACAGGAAGGCCTTGAAGGTCAGCATTGCTAGGAGGGAGCTAAGAAAGCAAAAAGGCATACCTCAGCTCAACATGTATTTAGATTGGAACCCATTTAATGAAAGCCAACTTCCAGTTTAGGCGTAGATACGAACCGCCTGCCCAAGAAAACAAGAAAGAACTCCAAGCTCAATTAGATCAACAAGTTAGACAGTTTCTTGAGAATGGTGGTAAGATACAGAAAATTCCAACCGGCCTATGTGTGAATCACAGTAGGGTCTCACGCGATTCTAGGCAGGTCCGGTCAATGAGCGAAGAATCATCGGGGTTAAGTGATGGGTAAGGGTTCAGGCAGAAGGCCTTTGAAAATAGACAAGGCTAAGTTCGAGTCTAACTGGGATCAAATCTTCGGGAGCAAGAAGAATGCCGATCAGAAAGACCAAGAAGGGTTACAAGATAGATCGAGTACCGGGTTACAGCGAGACGAAGAAGGAGGCCGAGAAACGGCTCCGAGCGGTCAAGGCTAGCCAGGCAGCAAGGTCCAAGGGTAAGTAAGATGATCCCGGTGGACGATGGGTTAGTGCCTATGACTAGGGACGAGATAGAAGCTCTACTTAAGAAGCACGGATACCCTGTCCACAACGAAAAGTGGCTAGAGGAAGTATTCAAGATCGCCAGACTAATCGAACGAGCACATGGTATATACCTATGATAACAGGACGCCCATCTAAACTGACCGACGCTCTCATTGAGCAGGCAGCTAGATACGCAACAAAAGACTACAGGCTGCAAGGTGAAGTCATCCCAACAATAGAGGGATTGGCTGTGTTTCTGAACGTATCAAGGAAGACTCTATACAATTGGAAAGCCGAAAACGAAGACTTTTTACACATTTTGGACGACCTCATGGCAAGGCAGGCCAAGGAGCTGTTCTCTAACGGCCTGACAGGCGATTTCAACCCGACTATCACTAAGCTTATACTGACTAAGCACGGCTACTCAGATCGTGTTGAGCAGGACGTGACAAGCTCTGATGGCGCATTAGCCCCGACCAGTATTGTACTGAGGGGAGTGCGGGCAGATGACAGCAGCGACGATTGATATACCAGACAAGCTAGTCCCTGTCTTTGAGGGCAAGGCTAGATACCGTGGTGCCTATGGTGGCCGTGGTTCTGGCAAGACTCGCACCTTCGCTCTAATGACGGCTCTGAGGGGTTACCAGGAAGGCAAGGCGGGCAGGGAAGGCATAATCCTCTGCGGTCGTGAGCATCTCAACTCTCTGAGTGAGTCATCCCTCGAGGAGATCAAGGCAGCTATCGGTTCCGTGCAGTTCCTATCTGACTACTACGAGGTCGGTGAGCGGTACATCCGCAGCAAGGACGGCAGGATCAACTACGCATTCGCCGGTCTCCGCACTAACGTAGACTCCCTGAAGTCTAAGTCACGCCTACTGTTAGCCTGGGTAGATGAGGCAGAGAGTGTCAGCGAGACAGCGTGGCAGAAGCTCATCCCGTCGGTCCGAGAGCACGACTCAGAGATCTGGGTGACGTGGAACCCGGAGAGCAAGAACTCAGCAACGCACAAGAGATTCCGTGAAGACCCGCCCAATGACGCCAAGATTACTGAGATCCAGTGGTCAGACAATCCGTGGTTCCCTGACGTTCTAGAGCAGGCAAGGCTAGAGGACCTAGAGAAGCGGCCAGACATCTATCAGCACGTCTGGGAGGGTGACTTCCGTATACACGTTGAGGGTAGCTACTACGCCATAGAGATGCTTCAGGCCAAGACTGACGGCAAGATCTGCTCAGTGCCCTATGATAAGTCTGCTGCGGTGGTGACATCTTGGGACCTTGGTATGGCTGACACGACGGCTATCTGGTTCGCTCAGTACATCGGCAAAGAGATCCGCATCATTGATTACTACGAGAACTCAGGCTGCGCTCTGGATCACTATGTGCAGATGCTACAAGGCAAGGGCTACACCTACGACCAACATATCCTGCCGCACGACGTCCGGGTCAAGGAGCTAGGCACCGGCAAGTCTAGGCTAGAGGTATTGCAGTCTCTAGGCCTTAACAACGTCATAGTAG